GAAAACGAAACGGTGACCAGTGGCACTACTAAAACCCAATGGCGATGTAATCGATGCGAACCGACGTTCCGTTGGCAACGACGGAGCCACCAATCTTTGGAACGATGGTGAAGTTTCCAGCCACGGCGCCGGAAAGGTAGCCGCTATCAATGCTTGCGCTGCCTGGTGACCAAATGACGGTCAAGCAGCCGTTCGGAAACGATTGCAGGAAGTTGACTTGAGCGGTGCCCGATGCGACGGTGACTACTCGAGTGCCGGATTGAATGGCAAATGGCTTAGAAACGGTCGATGTCGTCGGTGCGGTTCCGGTTCGAGCAGTGTCGGGGTACTGCATCACGACTTGGCTGTAGGTGCTCGCACCGTTCTGTTGCGTCCAAATTGGACGCCACGCCGCACCGTCGTAGACCCAAAGCGTGTTGGTGTCTTGGGTGTAGCACTTTTGGCCTTCAACCGGAGAAGCGATGGCAGCGTCTCGAGTCGTTGCGCTGGTGAAAATAGCCGTGGCTTGCGTCATGAGGTAGCCGTTGACGTCCGCAGCTGAAAGCGGAGGTGCTCCGGTGCCGCCAGTGAAAGTCTTGAATCCGTTTGCCATGGGGTTCTCCTAGATCCCGACCGACCCGAGGGTGTAGGTCGCTTTGTACGTTGACTGCGCCACGTCGATGCTCCAGTTGATGGACTCAATAACCTGAGCCATTGAGATGCCGGGGCTTGTGAGGTCAACTCGGTTTGCCAATTTGGCGCTTGTGCTTGTTGGTGGGTGAAAGACCACCTGGACAATGCTCCCGAGGTCGAGTGCCGCCAAGACGGCTTGATTGCTTGACGACGTGCGTTGAAGGTTTGTCGTGAGCAAGTCGAAGCGGACTTCGGGGTCTTTGTAAAGGCTCAAGATGTAGTTGGCAAGATCCTTTGCGTCTGCATCGTTGGCCAGAGCCGTGCCGCTCATGTCGTAGGAACGCACAAGGTAGGTGTCTTGGCTTGTTTGGTCGTTGGCAACTTGTCGGTTACCGGTTTGACCACCGCCTGCGCCGGCCGTGCCAGACGCCACGACTTGGTTGTAAAGCAGCTGCGTCGCCGACAACATTTGAATCGTCTCGTAGTAGATGCCTGAGCCCGAATCAGAGAACGTCATGGTGGGCGTACCAGTGAGGTCTGGTCGAGTTCGGATGATGAGCATGCCGGTGCGGTCGACGTACATCCAGCCGTACTCGGCCTTCTCCACTTTTTGCAAATGCTCGAGCGCCGAGACGTCGGTCAAGGTCTGAGCTGCAAGCAAACGCACGTTGACCGAAGTCATGCACACCCGGTAGTTGTCGGCGTCGATAACGTAAATGTTCTTGGCATCGTCGGTCGCCACACCCTGAGGGCTTGAGATGTTGGAAAACGCTGCGTTGCCAGTGCCGGTTGATGACCAGCGAATCACTCGGTTCGAGCCACTGTCAGAGACGTAAAGCACGTCGTCGGAGCCAATGGTCAATTTGGTTGGGTTGACAAGGTTGGAAATGCCAACCGTGGTCCAGCTGGAGCCGCTACCTGAATACTTTTTGACTTGGTTGTTGTCGGTGACGTAGATCCCACCCTTGGAATCGACAGCCACGTCGGTTGGATACGTCAGACCGGAAATGGTCGTGACCGTGCCACCGGAGAGTTTCTTGACGTTGCCTGCAAAGGTGTTTGCCACATACACGTCACCGCTAACCGTGACGTCGATTCCCGACGGACCAGACAAGGTGCCAAAGGCCAGCGTGGTTTGAGTACTGCCAACAAGCTTCTTGACGTTGTTGTTGGTGGCGTCGGTGACGTAGACATTGTCTGATGAGTCCACCGCTACGCCCACAGGCTGTGAAAGTCCAGTGAATGACAGCAGCGTGCCAGAGACGCCATTGAACGAGTAGACAGAGCCATCGTCGGGGAAGGTAACTACCCAATCGCCATAGGACAAGATCGCTAAACCGGAAGCACGGCTATGCCCATAGGCATGCGACGTCTGCCCCAAACCAACAATGGTGACCGGGTCAGGGTAGGCAATTTGCGTGTTGTTGAACACCGCTGGAATGCGAGTCTGAGGGAATTCCTCATCAACCTTGACGCCAATGAGGAACATGGACGCAAGCAGCGCCATGCCGTCAGCGCAAGACACTTCGACCGTTGAGGTTCCAGTGATGTCGTACTTGACCCGGTAGTCCTCGACTCGGCCAACAAAAATGACTTGCCCGGCAAGTGAGATCCGCACCAAGGTGCGAGGGACGATGCCTGGGTAATACGGCGACGTCGTGTTGAGCGGGTCAAAGGCTCGGTCTTCGTTGCGCAACGAGAACGATGCGGTGCCGGCGTTGAATTGGTCAAGCTCACGCGACCGACCTCGAGCGACCGAAACGCCGCCGGTCACTCGACTTGAAATGTCGATGTACGAAGGCGCCAGCAGCACGTTGGCCGGCGAGCCGCCAGCATCAGCAAGGATGCCCTTGGTCGGGTCGTCAAGCGTAAACGCCGTGCCAAGGGTTGACCCGGTAAGGAACGCCATTTCAAGTTTGAACGATGGGGCAGTTGAGGTCACGGTGCGTAGGTGAAGGCAGCAGCTGCCGGCATCGACGTGCGGATAGGAATGGGTCCGTTCTGGCGAGTGTGAGCAACGAGTGCCGCCACCACTTGGTTCGGGTCACCGCCGTGCACGTTGATCGTGACGTGTGCTTGATTGCCACCTGGAGCGCCAATGACGCCACCGGCACCAACAGCGCCTTGACCGGGACCAACGGTGCCAACAGTTGCAGTGCTAATGGCAGCGCCAGAAGGACCAGACGCTCCTCCACCATCGCCAATTTTTGGAATTTGAAATGTTTTGCCACCGACAAACGGAATCCAACTAGGAAGAGTGAATTTGAAACCGCCAACAGTGTGATTCCACAACCACTTGATGGCGTTCATAGCCAACTTGAACGGCGCTGTGATGGCGTTGCCGATCCAACTGAAAGCATCACCGATTGGCTTCTTGATGGTTTCCCACACCGACTTGAGCGGCTGGATCAGCCACTTGTCAATGAAGTCCCAAATCGCCTTGGCCACTTTCTTGATGTGGTCCCAAATCCAGTTCCACACCTTTTTGACGGTGTTCCAAACTTGATGCCAGTGGGTGATGAGCAACACAATGAGCAAGATGATGCCGATGATGATGGCGCCAATACCGGTTGCCATCAGGGCTGCGGTAAAGGTCGAGACGCCTGCGGCCGCTGCAAGCCATCCGACGCCACTTGCAATGAGGCCGGCTGCTGCTGCTCCTGCACCGGCGGCCATTCCCCAAAGTTCGGCAATTGCCGCAATTGCACCGGTGGCAAACGATGCCATTGAAGCCACAAGAGTCACGCCAAGAGCCGTTGCCAGTGCCTTCCAAACCCACTTGTGGTTGTTGGCATAATCAACAAACTTGGAGAACTTCTCCAACACTTTTGAAATGGCAGGCTGCAATTTGTCACCAAGACCTTTGGAAAGGTCAGTTGCCTTGGCTCGAGCCTCTTTTAGTTTTCCGGCATAAGTTTCAGCAGCTGCGGATGCTTGGCCTTTGAGGCGATCGCCAAGCGTCTTGAGAACCGTTTTGGACGCGCCTTGGACACTTTGCAATTTGTGTTCTGCCGCTTGGACTTTTCCAAGCGCCTTCGCGTAGGCAGCGTGGCCTTGAGCGCCGGCTTGTGCGGCATTAGGGAAGTTTGCAATCACAGCGGCCATTGTTTGCTGCGCTGCGGTGACTTTGTCTTGTGCTTGCTGCAATTTCAATGCTGATGCTTGTGGGATGGCAATGTCGATGCCAAGTTGCTTGAGAACTCGGCTATTACCCGATGCGGCCTTGTCAACGGCCAGCATGGCTTGGTTTAGATCAATGCCTTTTGCAGCTGCAAGGTCGAGGGCAATTGGCAGGTGCTTCATTGATTCCGTGACGCTGCCAGTCGAAATGACTGATTGAGCAAGTGCTTTGTTGATTTGCGCCGAGGTCATCCCAAACTTGTGATAGCTACCTTGAACCTTGGCAACTTGGCCTTCGACCTTGTCCCAACTGCCGCCGGCGCCTTCAACGGAGGCTTTCAACGCTTCGCTGGCGGCAGCGTAATCCTCTGCCGATTTCAACGAAAATGCAGCAATGGCAGCGCCGGCGCTTAGGGCAGCCATGCCAACTTGCTTCATGGCATTCTTAAAAATGTCCTTCATGTGGCCAGTTTTGGTTTGGAACTTTTCCATGTGATGGCCCATGGTGGTCAATGCACCGGCACCGACAATGTCCATTTTTTCAAACTGCTCGCCGACCTTGGCTAAGTTCTTGCCAATTCGAGTTGACATGTCGTTGAACTGGTTGGCGATCTTGGACGTGCTTCTACCAGTGCCACGAGATTCGTTCTCTGTGACCTTGGACAGCGTCGATTTACCCGCAACGACAACGGTGAAAACTGAACTCTTACTCGCCATGAGTTGCTCCCGCTGCGTTTTGGGCGGCTTGTAGGCCGGCCATGATTGCCTTTTCTGCTGCCTGCTTGATCTCGTCTTCGTGCTCGAGGACGGAACTCATGAGGTAGTTGTGCGATTCCTGGCGGATTTGCACTTCCTTGTTGCCGAACAGCGGGTGCGACCAGTAGCTGCGGCTGTCTTTGCCACCGAGTTCCCAAAGCCGAGAGACGGCATCGACCGGGTAGCCGGCTTTCTCCTGGACAACTTTGACCGTGAGCCCGGAGATTTTGACCTTGATGGCGTTGGCCACAAGTGCACGAATACTGCCGTGCTTGTCGTGGTAACTCTCGGTGCCTTGTGAGGGTATCGATCGCACCCTGCTTTTGGCATCGTCAGCGATGACGCGACCTAGCGCACGGAGCCCACGCGTGAGCTCTTTCTTTGCGGCCGGGTCAATGGCCCGCAAAACCTTCGGCAAAGCGAGAAGGTCCGAGACATCAACAATTGCAATTGAATCGCCTTTGCTCATTCTCGGACCGCCTCATCTTCTTTGTTGCACAGCCAAACGAGGTGCTCGACGTAATAAATCGGCTCCTCAGCCAGAATTGACGGTGCGATTCCCATGCGTAGGGCCAAGCGACAGATGGCGTCTGTCGTTGGCCCTACGAAGGGTCTAGGTCGGCATCCGGGTCAATCACTTCTTCGACGGTCTTCAACCAGTCATCGAAGAGAAGGCGAACGCCGTGGTGAGCAAGGTTGTCTCGTTGCTCCGCTTCCCATGCCAACCAAAAGATGTATTCGATCTTCATGGTTTCGGCTTGGAACGCTTGACCCATGCCAATTTTGAATTGACGTTCGAATGCAACGAGGATTGCTGGGGTCAGCGTGTACGTCTGCGGAGCGAGTTGCTCGCCGTTTTCTGCAAGTTTCGTGACGGTTAGGCGGGAGGCGGCCATGGTTATGCAGTCGCCTGGGTGATGCCGCTCACGACCGGGAAGGTCAGCGAGAGCTTGCCGACATCGCCAACCTTGCCGTCGACCGGCATGTAGTTAGAGATGAGCGCCGTCATGGTGAACGATGGGTTGGTCGCGCTCGTGGCGTTTGCCGTTGGCTTCACGACAACGGTGGCCGTCGAGCCGACGAGCGGTGAAAGCGTGGCGTGAACGCTCGAGGCCGAGTAGTCGGCAAAGAGGCTCAGCGTGAGCTTGTTGTTTTCAAGTCCGGTCACGAAGTTGTGCGCGACGTCACCGAATGCGGTGGTCTCGACTTCGTCAAGCTTGCGCTCGACCGTGACTTGCTCCACTTGGGAGGACAGATCCACCGAGTTGATGACCACGGTGGCGTTTTTGTAGACGAATTTCGCCATGGTTATGCTCCTTCTGGTTCCGGTGAGACCGGCTCGTTGCTTGGTACTGCGGACTTGGGCGTCAAGTGACCGCCCTCGATCAGTGCTTCGACGTTGCAGCCTTCGCAGTCGGCATCGGTCACGGTGGACCCTGCCGAAGCAAAGACAAGCAGCGTGCTTGTGACGGTGTAGGTCATGGTTCTCCTAGGGGTAAACAGCGACGGTGAATTCGAGCGTCAGGTAAATCGTTGGGCCGCCGCCAACACTGATGGCAGGGCCCCGAGAAGCGGAGATGACGGTGGTGTCGCTCACGATTCCGCCAAGGGTGGTGTCAGATTCAATGGCTTCTCGAATCGAGTTGGCATTGTTCGGGCTCATGAAATCTTGCAGCTTGCGTTGCGCGCTCCTGGCATCGGTGCGAGCAACCAGCACGTTGACAATGAGATCAACCTGACCAGTCCTTGAGTCGTTCATCGACATTTGGTACTGGACGTCCATGACCGAGACCACAGCGGCCGGGTCTGAGAACGAATCTGGCAGGTAGGCAAACGCTTGCAAACCGGGGATGGTTTGCAAGTTGGTTTGGATGCCTTCGCAAATTGCTTGGAGGTCGCCGATCACAGGATGAAGACGTCCTCGAGCGAGTACGGAGCGATCAGCAGCTGCGCGTGTGGGTGAAGTTGGTTCTTCACGCGGACAATGCCGGCTTCACCAAATGACGTGGCGCCGAGCGGGGCTTTGATTGCTTGGAACGTGGCTGCGGCTTGGATCACTGCGGCTTGGAAAATGGCGTCTGGCACTTGGGCCCAGCCCCACTTGGCCGTAATCTGCACCTGAGGAATTACGTTGCGCACGGAAATGGCAGCGCCACCCCACACAGGGAAGTACAGCGAGCGAATTGCACGGAGTCGGTTGCATGGCCAAGGCATGCCGTATTTCAACGAGTTGAGCGGCTCCATTTGGTAGTCGTCCGACGTCCACGTCTGGTCCCAGGTGCGAAGTCCGACCGGGTCGGTCTTGACCACGATGGTTTGGTTGACGTCAAAGTCATCAACCTCAACTGCCAAGATGGATTCAGCCACGAATACTCGAGCCGTGGCGGTGTCGTCTTGGTAGAAGTACCGCTCGCAGTGGTGGTCAATGAGCCGTGAGGCTGCGCTAACTGCGGCTTGCAGGGCATCGTCGTCTTGCGTACCGGTCAGGTTCATTGACGCCTTGACGTCTTCAATGGTGCAGTAGTCCTTGGGTGTCGTCATTTGGCACTCTCCATGTAGGACGTGACTCGGTCAATCCACAGTTGTTGGTCTGCCTCAACCGTGGCTCGGCCTTTGGCATAGATCTCGTCGTCGGCAATCGTCTCGTCGTAGAACGGGTGCATGTGCTCCACTCGAGAACCAAGTGCAGCTGCAAACGCCTGGCGAGCCTTGGCCAAGAACGTCCATTCGTTGTCGATGAACATGTGGCCGTAGCCTTCGTGCGCCACGGTGCCGGGTCCGTCGAACGATGCGCCGAACTCGTCGATGTAGCGACGTTCAATGAGCGGGTGCGTTGCGTGTTCGCCTCGAGTGACGAATGGGTTGTGGCAATCGTTGGTGGCGATCACCGATTTGTCGTAGCGGTTGGCAATGTCCAAAGCGGCATTGAGCCAACCGGAATGGAAGTGCACGTCGTCGCCGACGAACAACAACCAGGGCTCGTCGGTTTGACCAACGGCATAGTTGGCTTTAGCGGCAAACGAACCGGACTTGGTGATGACTCGACCACCATTGGCCAGAACCGTGTCGGCCATAACTTGGTCACCTTCGTCAACAACGAAGTATGCAATTGCCAGACCGGTCGATGCCCTGAGTGAATCAATAAGCGGTGCAACGTTCTGAGGCCGATGTAAGGCCGGCACAATGACCGCACAGCGATCCGTTGCCGGCGGTGGCAGTTCGGTATCCCAAAAGTCCATCTCGGCAATCCACGAGATTTTGGCGTGGCTGGTTCGAGCGCCGGTGTGGATGAACAATGGAATCTCAAGATCACGGCAACGGTCGAAAAACGAAATGTCTTCGCTAATCATCACGTCGTCGTCACCCATGATTCGGGTGAAGAAGTGGTCGTCGTAGGTTTCTCGAATTCGCTCAAACACGTTGCGGTGAATGAGCAACATGGCCGCACCAGTGGCGCCGGCCGAGATGAGGCTGTTGACCGGGTAGTGCATTTGACCAACGAATCGGAAAAAACCGTTGTCGCACTTTGTCCAGTTGAGAATGGTCGGATACGCCCGAGTGACGAACCCACCCATTGAATCGGTAACGATCTGCCGGTTAGCAAAGCAGAGTCCACCGATAATCGGTTTTGTGTCCGGGTCTGCCACTGACAGCAGCTTGTCCAAGATGTCGGGTTCGAAGCCCATGTCGGCGTCGACCATCAACATCCAGTCACAGTCGCCCTCAAGGAACGATTGCACCAATGTGTTGCGGCCTTCGGCTAGTCCACCAGACGAGCAATAGGCCGTGATGCGGTTCTTGATGCGCTGGTTCGTGACCGAGTCGTACATGAACAGCTGCTCTTTCGAGCGTTCGAACGATGCGCTGACGTCGGGTCCGTGAATGAAGGCAATAACGGTGTCTTGCTTAGACGGCACGCTTCACCGTCCGACGTTCGCCTGGGGCCCGCGTTGCTGTCTCCACCAACGCTTCGGCAACGGTACGTCGCACGGCGTTTGGTGGGCACTCTGCGGAGAACAAGTCAGGGTGCGCCTGGACGAAAGGGTCACTGGCAGCCCAAGGCTCTCCGTGACCAACTCGCACGGTGTACCCAAGCGAAATGTCGGGAACTGCTGCGGTGGTTGTCGCATAAACAATGGAAGTCATGGCGCTCCTAGGCGGTTAGGCGGTTCGGCGGGAGTTGCAAAGGGTGCTCGCCCGCCATGTACGAGCACCCTTCACAACAATGTGGTCCCGGAGGATTAGCTGGTCTTGTTGACCAATCCACGGAACGCGGCTGTGGACGTGACGTCGAAGCCGTTGCGGGCAACTGCCAACCAACCGCGCTGTCCAGTAGGACGACCGGTTGAGGTGTCGAACAGGTGCGAGACCGGCTCGATGGTCATGCCTGCGCGCTGCACAAACACGAATTGGCTGAAGTCACCAACGATGGCAAACGTGGTTCCGGTGGTTCCGGTTGGCTGCTTCGGTGCGTAGTCCGAACGAAGCACGGTCTTACCGAACAACTTCGGCACACCAGGCTGGGTCAGGTCAACGGAGAACGTGCCACCAGGGCCGCCGGTCGAGAACAGACGGATGTTGTCCTCGGTTGCGACGTTCATGATCCACGATGCGTTGGCACGGAAACGCTCAAGTTGGGCACCGTAGACGTTGGCGATGTCGGCTGCGCCGAGAACACCTGCGGTCGTGGTGGCAACAAGTGAGCTCGAAGCCGCTGCGATTGCCGTGAAGATACCCTTTGGGTTAGGAGCAGATCCCGAACCGTTGAGGGTTGCGCTGGCAATGAGGTCGGTGTAACCCGACGCCAGCAGCTGCGCCATTTGCTCGGCGAAGCCTGGGTAGTCCTGCTCGACTTCGATTGAGTAAGGAATGAACCCGGTCGCACGGTTCACAGGGATGCTTGGCTGAGCAAGCGTCGGTGAGCCGTCGGTGACTGCTGCGGCTTCTGAGCCGTAGCCCCACGACATACCGGCCGAGGTGACACCCTTCCACACGTTGGTGGTGATGGTGACGACGCGGCACACGTCGAGGATTGGAGCGTTAGCAGCTTGCGACGTCAAGATGATCGAAGGGTCGATCAGGACTGGCAAACCGTAACCACCGGCGGAACCGGTGCCGTCGGACATGGCACGGAACTCTTCAAGGGCACGACGCTCGTCGTTGTTGATGAGTTCAGGGCGACCCGAGACAGCCTTTTGCCAACCGGTGCGGTAGGAAGGGTTCTCGGTGAGCAGGATGCGACGTGCGACAGAGTCACCGTCTTGGTCTTCGTTGCTTGAACGGACCAAGGCGTCGACGTGGCGCAGCTGACGCTCGGCCAACTTCTTGCCGTCGGCTTCGATCACGCGCAGTGCAGCGTCACGAGCCTCTGAGCGGCTGAGGTTGCGAACGTCGGTTGGAGCAACCTTGTCCTTGGCCACGGTGAATGAAGGCATGCCGTCGATGCGGCGGGTCTCCATTGCGTCAACAGCGGCAATCTTTGCGGCGCGCTCTTCGAGCTTCGCAAGGTCGGCCTTGCGGACTTCGAATTCGGCCAACTTGCCGTCGAGCTCGGCGTCGAGCTCAGGGGTGGCAGCGTCGGAAGCAACGAGCGACCGAATTTCTGCCTGGAGTTCTGCGAGCTGTGCTCGCGTCTCGTCAATGTTCATTTCCCCTCCAAGGGGTTCATGGCGCCGGCCAGAATGGCCAGTGCACGTCGTTGTGATGCGCTGCGTGGCGTGCGCTGGCCGTCGGCCGATGCGGCTACCTCTTTTGTGGCGGTGCTTGATGCGTCGGCATTGCGGGCGTCGCCCGGCGTTGCCTGGAGCATCCGTTCAACAACTGCTGCGCCTACGCGCTCCGTCATTCGTGCAACGAACTTCGGGTCGTGGTGCAGCTTGTCGATGAATTCATCCGTGAGCGAACGCACGCCAGCAGTGGCGCCGGGGTTCGCTGGGAAGGTCACTGGTCCGAACTCAAACACTTTGGCTCGAGTGATGCGGCGCTCGGGGAGCATGTCAGGGTTGCTCGAGGAGCGAGTCTCGGGGTAGGTCCACTGTTCGTCTTGGACTTGAAAGCGGAAACTGGCGCCAAGCACGGAGCCAACTTGGCGTCCGTCCATGAGTTGTCCACGGAGAGCCGGCAACACGAAGTTGCGGTTGTAGTCCGTGTCAAGAAGCGGAACCTCGTAGTAGGCGCCGGCCTCATCTGAGCGAAGAACTTCAATGGGCCCAAGTGGCTTGTTGCCAATGGCTGGGTCAAAGCCGTGGTCGTAGAGCACGCGCATGTTCGACTTGTCGGCCTGAATCGTCTCGGCAAATGCCTTTGGGTCAACGATCTCGAGGAAGCGGCCTTCGTAGGCCGAGTCGATTTCGTAAGGCTGGTTGAACATGGAGAAGTGACCGAACAAAACCGGTGCGCCGTCGGCTCCGTCACGGAGTTCAACGCCACCCATGGTGGCTCGCAACAGGTTCTCGGTTGGAACGGTGGAGCGCATTGGAACGGAGGCTGACTCCGTTTCAACTTCTGGTACGTTTTCTCCCTCTTGGGCCATGGTCGATGGGTCGTCGGCGTCGTAAATGCCGGCGGCTTCCATGAATTCGTCGATGACGCAACCAGCAGCCTGGACAAGTGCCAGTGCTTGAGCAACAGCAGGGTCAAGGGTCGTCAAGTCAATGTCTTGGATAAGCACAAGCGCCTCGTCGATTGAGGCGTCCACGGCTTGGATCAAAGCGTTGGGGTCCACAGTTAGTCTCCTGGGTTCAATTCCGGCGGTGCCGTTGCCGGCAAGGTCGGTTGTGCTTCGGGTGCCGTGCCGGGTGTGTCGGCAATCGGTTGCAGCTGCACCGACAGGAAGCCGGTGTGAGTTAGGCCGGCCCATGAGCCGCTCATGATGGCGTCACGAACTGAATCAGGGTCATAGCCAGCCGACACGAGAGCGGTCATCGTCGTGGCGTCTTGTTGGCGAATGGCAGCGGCGTCGTTTTCGTCCGCTTGAAGGAACGGAATGTCCCTCGAGTCGTACCAAAGGCGCGTGTTCTTTGGCACCTTGACAACGTTCTCGAGCGCACCACACACCGAGCGCCACAGTGGGCGAATGGTGACGTCGGCAAATGCACGTCGGGTGGCGGCAAAGTTACCTTCGTTGAGCGTCGAGCCCTTCAAGCCTTCGGCAATTCCGACAAGGCCGGCCGGCACGCCAGCAGCTGCGGCAATGCGGGTCTCACCTTGGCTTTGGACAGCCGCAAACTCCATGTCGGCAAAGTTGGCGCCAATGGCTTTTACGTCCGCTCCTGAGCCAACGTAGAGCGTCTTGAAGGCTTGGTCTGGTGCCGTGTGGAATGACTCCATGCGGTCACGGAACTTCTCAATCGACTCAGGACTGGTGCCGTCTTTGAACGTCACCACCAAGTTCGGCGTGGCTGAGTTGCGCAGGAACGACGTCTTGTAGGTCGTCATGTCTTGGTCGGCAGAGATGTCCGGAAGAATCGCAGACAGCCAGGACAGACCTCGGTACGGTTCTTCCGGATCCACGATTGGCTTGTAGTGGACGATCTCTTCGGGCAGGAAGGTCGCAACCTGCTTGCCCTTTTGGTCAACGTAGGCATACGCAACAAGGCGCTTGCCAATCAACGCACCGGTGACGGTGTCCTCAAGGTCGGCTGTGATGATCTTGACGTGCACCGGATCAAGGCGGTGCAGCTGCTCGTCACGGTAGAGCCAATAAGAGTTGCCGTAGAACGAGACGTCAGACTCCATGGTGGCAAGCAAAGTTTGCGTGGTGCCACCCGGCCATGGGTGCTCGAGCAAGCGAAGCGCAGGCTTGCCAAAGAGTTTGCCGGCCGGCGCATACGTTTGGAACTGGAAGGTTGCTTCGGCAAAGACCGCCATGCGGATGCGCACACACGCTGCGACGATTGGGTTGCGCTGTCCTTCAAGGGCAGTGAGTTTGGCAACCGATGACTGAGGGACGACGTACTGGATGCCGTTGAAACCAAACCGCTCATAGAGGCGCTGGTAGTCGTTCCACGAAAGCGCACCAGCAGCTCGGGACTCAGTCGATGTAGGCAAAAGCGTTGCGAGTCCCAAAGTCATTCACCTCGTTCGATGGCCACGCCAAACAGCACGGCAGAAAGGCCGGCGACAATTACGCCAGCGGCCACGTTGAAAATGCCAACACCAACGGACAATGCCGAAAGGCCAACAGATTGAAGAGCAATTGCAATGTTGCTGCGGGTCATGGCACCCCTTAGAAGTGCAGCCACACGTCCTCGGATTGAGGCTTGGCTGCTTGGTCATAAGCGAGAACTGCGGCAATGAGCGGTGAAACGTCGGCGGCTGATGCTCGAGCAAAGACCCAAGAGTCGCCAGTTGGTTTCTTGTGCACCGCAGCTGCGGCTTCGTCGAGTTCGGGGTGAGACCGGATCTTCACCTTGCCGGCGTAGAGGTCGTCGTAGAACTTCGTCGACGCCATGGCAACATCTCGGTGCTTGTACGAAATCACCTTGATGCCGGCCGCAACAATGTCGGAGATGTAGGCAGCGGCTGGGCCGTAGTCGTCAATCACCAAACGCATCTCGCCGTGTTTGCGAAGTCCTTGCAAGCACTCAACAAGCCACGACGTACCAGCACGGTGCTCAATGAGTTCAATGACTCCATTGGCGCCGGCAACAACAACTGATGCCCAGGTGCGCTCCGGGTTGATCTCTACAGCGAACACAAACGGCGCTTCGGGAACATGTGCCGAACTTGACGCGTCGTTCCACACCTGGACACCAATGAGCCGGTCGTCAGCAATGGTGGGCTGGTTGAGCATGGCTCGTCGGAACTCGCCGTCGCTCATGGTCGAGCGAGCATGAAGCACAGCCGCATGGTTGATCGTTCGACCCAAGGCCGGCATGCAAGCCGCCCATGTTGCCGGGTCGTCCGGGTCATCGTCTTTGTGAGACGACCACTCGAAGTAGGCAATGCCTGAGTTGGAACCAGTCTCGACGGAGTTTCGTCCAAGTTCAACTTTACGGTTCCAGTAAACCGAAGCCTCAGTGCCCATCGTCGAGATGATGAGCAGCTGCGCATTTGGCTTGGTCAACATGCCAGGGAGAATCGATTGCTCTCGCATGTCGTCGGTGTCAGCGAATGCTTCGTCGATGACGCCTAGGTCAACGGTCTTTCCGTGGCCGGATTCATCGCCACTGGACTGCACCGAGATCCGTGAGCCGTTCTTCCACAGAATGGACTCGGCGCCAACCCCTCGGTAGACCCTTTGACCAAAGCCCTTCCACAACGTCGATTGCTCGAGGATCGGGGCTTGGTCTTCAATGAGCTTCTCTCGAGCGTCCTTACCGGTCTGTGCGGTGTACGTCACTCGCTGCCGGCCTTGCCAAAACAGGCAACGCTCGACTTCGAAGGAAAGCACCAACGTTGTCTTGCCCGACTGGCGAGGCACCGAGATGATGACTTCGCGGTACGCCGGGAAGCCGGTGTCAGGATCGATCTCGCCGGCCACCATGGCCGCTTGTTCTTGCCACGGCATGAGTGGTTGCCCCAGCTGCGCCGAGACGTTGACGATTCGGTTGCCGAACGTTTCTCGCTCAGGCGTTCGAGGTGTCGCCCACCGGGGCAGACATTGCTCGGAGGAGTTCTTCGAAGACGTCGGTGCCATGGTCCTCCGTTGCACGCAAGCCTTCCTCGGCCATTCGATACTCCTTGCGGAGTTGTGCATTCGTTGGGTCGGCATCGACAGCATTGGCCAGAGTCAGGAAGGCGGTCACCCTGGCGTTGTCAATTTCGGCAATGCGCTCCTGTTCACGGAGCAAAGCAATGAAGGCCGCGGCTGCGCCAAAGTTGGTCAAATGAGGCGCTGTTGGGTTTGACGTCGGAACCGGATCAGCGGCAGTGGGCTTGGCCCTGTGTGCCACTCGGCGAGCCGGGGCCTTCTTCGCCGGAGTTGCTCGTTTTAGCGGCAACTCCGAAAGTGCAGCTGCATCGAACGGCTGATCGTCAAGATTGGCCGTGTCAGCAGCATCGATTTGGTTGGCCGGCTTGCGTGAAGCCCGCCGTGGAGTCTTCCCCCCCGGTACGGAAGTGGGGATTGAAGTTTTCTTTGATCCGCTTTGTTTTGGTTCGGTGGGGGTCTGTCCCATTTCGCCTCGGTTCAAAGCCGGTTGGTGGGGATTTTGATTGAAAAAATAAATCGAC